CTACGCAGCCGACCTGAGAACTTGGGCTATTGAATCTGATCACTTGGCTGAGTTCACTCAGGGCTTGGCCGAAGAACTGGGCGAAGAGTTTGATGTGGTTCTTGAGAAAGATCATATTCACATTGAGTTTCAGCCCAAAACACGAGGTAGATAAATGGATTGGTTGCTCGAAAATGTTGGAAGTCTTCTTGATATTGCTCTCAAGCTTGTGGGCGCGTTCGCTGTTGTGGCAACGATGACCCCCAATGAGAGTGATAACGCCGTGGCTGATGGTCTTATGAAGTTCATCAACCTCCTCGGTGGCAACTTCGGTAACGCTCGCAACGCCTGATGTTGGAAACTCTCTTTTCAATAGCGTCCGTCTGCGTTCTTGCCTTTGTTCTCGCCTTCTTCTGGGGGGAGAGCAAGGAGCAGTCTGGAAGAGTGGATGCTGAGAGGGAGTCAGCAGAAGAGAAGATAGATAGGATCTCCCGTGGAGTTGAAAAGCTTATGGGGCCTCGCCCTTCTCGTCGTCTGCTCGTTAAACATTGGGAGCGCCGCCTGCGTAGGGCGACCAAGAGAGATTCTGATACCACCCTGCCCGACTCCGAACCTAGAGGCGATTGAGTCTCTAAGGGACGATGACATACCAGATCCAATAGTCGATTATCTAATAGATATAGATATCTATTGCGATGCTGTAGATGCCATTAGGGAATAGGAGATAGCCCCCGTGTAATCGGGGGCTTTTTCTTTTTATGGATAAGAAGAACGAGATTGAGGAAGAAAGAATAAGAAGAGGCATACACCAGTTAAAGCCTCCGCCTCCTTACAAGAGGTCTGACAAGAAGCCAAAGACCGGACCCACGATCATGGTTGTCCCTGACAGTCATGCCAAACCGGGGATCCCAAACCACAGATACGAGTGGCTAGGCAGGATGGCTGTGGATCTCAAACCAGATTACATCGTGAATCTGGGAGATCTATGGGACATGCACTCGCTCAACTCATTCGACAAGCCGGGGAGCAAGTCTTTCAATGGTGCTTCCTATTGGAAGGACATTGATGTCGGACTTGATGGGATGCTCAGGTTCCACAGTCAGCTAGATGAGTACAACAAAGGAACCAAAAAGGATAAGAAATATAATCCTGAGCTTATATTCTGTATCGGGAACCATGAACACAGAATATCTAAGTTCATAGAGTCTGAGCCTAGATTCGAGGAGATCATATCCACGAAAGATCTGAGGCTTGAGGAACTGGGTTGGGAAGAAGTTCCCTTCCTTGTTCCTAAAAAAATACTTGGGTGTTCATTTTCTCATTACTTCACTTCTGGTGTGATGGGTCGCCCTATATCTGGGATGCACCAAGCCGCCAGCCTCCTAACGAAGCAATTCGGAACCTGCATACAAGGTCATACCCATACATACGATCACTCCATCAGGACTGACAGCATGGGTAAAAACCTTCATGGTCTAGTAGCAGGTTGTTACTTCGAGCATTCTGAGAAATGGGCTGGCCCAGCTAATCAGATGTGGAGAAGAGGATTGTCGTTACTGCACAATGTGAAGTCAGGAGATTTTGATGTCGAATGGTTCAGCATCGAAAGGATCAAATCAAAATATTCCTAATAAAAGAGATCGACTTCACCAGATACACCGATGGCTGATATATACCTACGGCAGAAAATCTAGGCTCCGAGTTGAGAAGCTGCCAAAGACTGAGAAAGAATGCCTCGGGTATGTGGAGATAGGATCTGGAAAGCCGCTCATTAGAGTGAGTAAGTTCCTTTCAAAGAGCGAATCCATCGCCGTTCTTATCCATGAGTATTGCCATGTCTTGTCACACTACAAGCATGGGCCTCACTGGAAGAGGCAGTACGATGGTCATGACAAAAAGTTTTATTCTATATTATGCGAAGTAGAGAACAGGTACTTTTATGACGGTGGAAATGTTGAAAGTAGAGATTTCTGATAAGAAGTCTCTGGCTAAGTTGTACCAAGCCAAGATATGTCTAACGAATGCAGAGGGATTTTTGATGTCGAAGGAGGTGGAAGAGGCTCTCGGCGAGAGTCTCTACTATGAACTCAGGAAGAGTTTGTCGGACATCATTAGCGGATTGAATGTCAGCATTGAGATTGCTGACGGTGGGAGTGGTAGGCTCGGCGGGACTTGAACCCGCGACCGCACGCTTATAAGACGTGTGCTCTAACCAACTGAGCTACGAGCCCAACATCGAGGGTGGGGAAGATTCTGGCCGAAATGATGTAGAGACTAGGGACCAAAAGCATCTTCCCCCTTTGTAAAGGATTGCCCTCGATCAACCCTATAGGACTCCTAGCTCTTTACTTCAGGACGGCCTTGGATCTGTCAACCTTTCGGTAGGAGTCACCCTCCTTGACAGCCCAAGCCATTCTCTTCTTGCCGCCGTCCACGACCATGATCCGGGTGAGCTTCTCATCGGTGCTGGCTTCGTACCAGTATCGATGAATCGAGCTTCCCTTCCGGTTCTTGATGCCTCCCATCAGGCCAGATCCAGATGGAGGTATGCACCCTTGGTGTGGGCGCTCAGCCCATCGTAGAGTTCCATCAGTCGAATTCTTGTGACCTGAGCAGATCCGGGGGATCCCATCTTGATTCGGATGGGCTTGCCCCTGTTGTTCAGCTTGTCAATGATGGAATCCCAGTCGCGTCGATTTTTAGCCATTACCATTTCCTTTCGGTTTCAATAGAGATTCTTCTCTCTAGGTAAAATATAGCTTTCTGCAAGTCTTCGATAAGAGACTTCTTTCGGCCAGCCCTTGAGATGTACTTCAGGGCATTTCCCATGTGATAGTCAAGACCCCAGTCCTCAATCACTTTCACAGGTTCATACTTCCTGCCGTCCGTGTAGTGTGCTGGGTTCTGTACAGAGTCAAAGTCTTCACTCAAATCTGTACTCATTTATGATCTCCTCAAGCTTTTCAACAGCTTCAGGGTTCTTCTTCAATTCAGATCTAGATTCAAATCCAGCCAACTTTTTAAGTATATTAAGGCAGGCTTCCTCATTAGAATTGCATGTCAGAAACACATCAGAGATGCCATCCAAATCTCTGTTCCTATTCATAAGCCAAGATGAAAGTTCCTGCGGCTCACTCCTGCAAAGCATCGACATGATAGAGCCAACCTTGGTAGCTCTCTTGATGTCCTGAGGCTCAACAGGCTCATCCGTCTCAGCCTCTAGCTGAACCAAGGCACAAGCAAATCTTGTGTTCGGCTGCTGGAGCATGAGAGATCTAACCCTCGATGCTTCGATCGACTTCGCCGGGGAGTTGTTCGGGTTATCAAGAAGATCTTCTGGATTTATCCGAAGCACAATTTTGTGACCGCCAGAGCTAGTCATGCTGGCTGAAACCAGTTGGGCTTCAAATTTTATTGCGATGTCTTCCACTCTTCAAAATTCCTTTCTGCCCACTCGATAGGGTCAACGCCATACTTCACCCAGAAAGTGATTTCTCTACCGTGGGTATGGCACAGAGTGTGGTCGGTTCGGCAGAGCGGCACGGCGAGGTCATCACCGCACCGCTTCATGCCGAGACCGCTGTTCACTCCTGTCACTGAGCTTCGGGGATGGTGTGCATCCACACCTTCTCTTCCGCAAATCAGACAGGGGAACTGTCGTACATGCCTGAGATATTTCTCGGACTTGTACACCCTACCTAGAAGGGGATGTCGCCAAGAGCGTCGTCCGACGAGTCGCTGGTCTTCTCGGGAGCCGAGTTCCCTGCACTTCGCTGACTGGACCCGCCTCCGCCTTGCCCACCATTGTTGGAAGACCAAGAGTTATCCTGCACACAGATTGAAAGATAAGGCTTATCCGTTTCGGGATCGATCTTCTTCCATGCAGCAATGCTGATGTAGGTCTGCTTCTTGTCTGCAAACTCTTTCGCAACATTACGAAGGAAGGAAGCTGCCTCACGGTTCTTCTCTTCTGCTCGCTGTCCGGTGTATCCGCCGATGCGAATAGACCCAGTGAGGTCGGGCTGGCGTTCGTTTGCCTTCTTGTCGTTGTTTCTAATATTTCCGTAAACTTTAGCCATTGTTTTCTTCCATGTTTTTGAGAGCTTTCGCCCACCTCTTGAATGATTCACCGACTGCGTTTGCAGCAAGCGAATCCTCCTTCTTGAGTTCTGCAATCACTTCCTTGTTCTTCTCGTAAGTATCCATGATCGCTGAGTACGTCATGCAGGAGTTGAACAGGGTGTTCAGATGCACCGCCTTCTGGTTGGTGAACATCCGATAGTGATAGTTAACCAGCTTAGAAATCTCTTCATCTGCCTTCTTGGAGAATCGCTTTCCGTCCAAGGGAAACATCTTGTCCTGAAGTATTCCGTCGTCGTAGAGATACCGACCGATACCATGCTGGACAGCAGCCCGCTTGATGGCGTCAGAGTACATCCCCTTCTCGCCTTCAAATGTGGACTGAGTTCCAACATCGCTCTTAGACACCCAGTCGAAGTCATTGTCATAGCGCAGGCTGAGCTTGCACACGCATCGTGAATCCAGATCCGTGTACTCAGTCATCCAGTTGTTAATGCCAATCACCTCATCCAAGCGGTCCATCACATCTCTAGCGTCGATGTACAGGAGGGCTCTCGACTTCTCTCCTCGGAAGTCACTAGCCCGCCACTTCACCCTGCCGGGAGGGAACGGTGCCTTGAGTCCGATTTCCTTTTGCGTGATTATGGAGAGTTTTTCAATCTTCGCAGCTTCGTTCATCTCTTTCCCCTTTCCATTCGTTCCAAACATTGCAGTCATTTGCAAACTCGCAGTAAGACTTGCACCTTCTGTAAGTTTCAAAAGTTTTATCGACGATCATGTTCCAGTCAGAACCGGACTTGTCCGCGTAGGCCACCGCATCTCTTTTTGTTTTAAAATATTTGTTATCGCCAGAAGACATATCATGGGCGACATACATAGACCCTGAAGGCCATCTGTTGCCATGCGAACACGGGGGAAGGTCATCATCTTCCAGATTCTCACATGCTCGATGAATCTCGATCCTTTCCCGCACAAACTCTTCTCGGTCCTCTTGAGACCAAGGGGTCATCTTGATTGTCACCCCTGGGGTTGTGGGGTAATTTCTAGTTTTCTCTGACATAGAGATTTTCCAATCCCTAAGGAATGCGTAGATCAAAAGATCCCTGACTTTCCTTTGGGTTTCTCTTTCAATCAGGAAAGCATATACATTTAACTGTTGTTCCCACTTGGCCGTGTCACTAAGTGAATAAACAGTTGTAGTTTTGTAATCGCCTACATCGATCAGGTTGTCACCAACAGGTGTCTGTACATCGAC